GCTGGGATAGAAAGAATGTTGGAATCAGATAAATATTCAGATACTAGTCTTGGTGCTAAAAGATTTACTGATTCAATTACTAATGGTTCAGATGAATCATACAAGTCATCACATAAAGCTAACAAGAAAGTTAAGATATGTGAATATTGGGGAGAGTATGATATAGAAGGTAATGGTGTAGCAGAAGAAGTAGTTATAGCTTGGATTAAAGGTACTGACATAATCCTTAGATGTGAAACTAATCCTTACCCTGATAAAGAAAAACCATTCCTTTCTGAATGCTTTGATTTAGAACCATTCTCTACTTGGGGTAACTCTGTAGCAGATTTAATTGATGATAATCAAAAGATACATACCTCAATAATGAGAGGATTTATAGACAACTTATCTTTGTCAAACAATGGTCAAAAATTCTTTCAGAAAGGTACTGTTGATTATATTAATATGCAGAAGATGTTAAATGGAGAAAAGATAATTGAAGTTAATAACATAGATGGATTTAAAGATGGTAGTTATAATTCTATTCCTCAAGCTAGCTTCCAGGTATATTCTATGCAAGACCAAGAGATAGAACATTTAACTGGATTATCTAGACACCTAGAGGGAATAGATGATGCTACTATAGGTAGAACTTCTAGTGGTATATCTCAAACTATGACTGCAGCTCAAAGACACTTAGTTATTACAGTACAAATAATATCTAACCTGTACAAGAAGATGTTTAATAAGTGGCATAAGTACAATCAAGTATTCCTTGATGAAGGACAACTAGTAGAGATAGCTGGTAGTCTTGTTGAGTTAGCTAAGAGAGATATAGCAGGAGAACATACAGTAGAAGTAACAGTTAATGTAGATAGTCTTAATCAACAAAAGGTACAACAAATAAATATGTTATTGCAACAAGGACAATCATTGGGAGATAGAGTACCTCCTCAAGTATTTCCTATGTTAGTAGCTGAAATATTTACTTCTTTCGGTAAAGAAGAAATAGCAGAGCAAATTAGAGCATATCAACCACAACCAGATCCATTTGCAGAACAAATGAAACAACTAGAACTTATGAAAGCTCAGTTAGAAATTAAGAAGCTAGAAGCTGAAGTAGCTATGACTATGAGCAAAGCTGATAATACTCAAGCTCAAGCTGAACATCATAGAGCTAAGACTTCTGGTACTGATATATCAACATTGTATGCATCAGAGAACATGAGACGAGACAGAGAGAACGAAGAGGTTACTAGAGCTGGTAAGCAAGCAGATATAGACAAGAAGTACAATGATACCACTATAGCTGCTTACAAGAAGGGTGAGACTATATAATAAAAATATGTTATCATATTGTACATATCTAAAAGGAGAAATAAATGGATGATGCAATGAAAGAATTCGCAGAGGTAATAAGCAAAGGTGAAGCAGCTCAAAGACTGCTTAAAAATAAAGATTTCAAAACTATAATTTTAGAGTTATACCTGAAAGAAACAATGACTGGATTGTCTCATAGTCTAGCTACTCAATATAAGCCAGAGATGAGACAAGCTATAACAGAACAAATACTAGCTAGAGGACATCTTAATAATTTTATTAATATTGTTATTGACGATGCTAATAGAGCAGTATTAGAACTTAGAGAGATGGAGGCATAGTATGGAAAACTTAGAACAATCTGTAGAACAGACTTCTGAAGAATCAATCATGCTTGAACAAGCTTATGCTGATGCTAAAGCTATGCAAGAAGAATCTAATCTACCTGAAGAAGTAGAAGAAGAATCTACTGTAGAAGAAGACTTATCTGAGTCTGAAGAGATAGTACCTGGAGAGAATAAGTTAGATAACTTATTTAGTGAACCAATAATTCTAAAAGACAGAAAGCTGGAGATACCAGTTAACAATATGGATGAATTAATTTCACTAGCTCAAAAGGGATTAAACTATACTCAAAAGACTCAACAGTTATCATCACAAAAGAATACTGTTGATTATCTAGGTAAACATAATATTAACATGGAAGACTTAGAAGCATTAGCAGCTATTAAGAATGGTGATAAAGAAGCTATTGGTTATTTGGCTAAAAATAATAAGATAGATATTTATGATGTTGACTCTACTGCTACATTCAATCCTAGTGATAATGTCAAGTACTACGAACCTACTGATGTAGATTTAGTAGCTCAAGATATATTACAGAATGAACAAGTATCACAACAGATAACTGAATGGGTATCTAACGATGTATTACCAAATGAATTCCTTGGGCTATTAAGAACTGATGCTAGAGCATTACAAGCATTTGCTGAAGATGTTGATAGTGGAATAGCTCAAAGAATATTACCGGTAGCAGTAAAGAATTATGCTATTAATAAAGGTAATTTTTTAGATAGCTATATAGGAGCAGCTAGACATTTACAGGCTCAAGTAGTACCTGAAGTAAAGAATGCTAGTACTTCTGATAAAGCTAAGGTGTCAATAAGCAGCGGAAGACAATCATCTGCAACAATAGATGATGATGGAGATATTTATGAGAATAATATATCTAANGCTGAATTAATGAGAAGAATACAAATTCAAGCTGATAAGCTTAGAAATTCAAAAGGATAAAAAATGATTACTTATGGAAATATGACTGCGTCAACAAACACAATGACAGGAATGGAGTTCAGTAAATTATATGACCCACTTCACTTACTAAGAGTTACTCAAACTACAATGTTTGATAAATATGCTCAAGCTAGATTTATCCCTGCTAATGCTGGTGTTAAATCAATGTTTGCATTTAGATATAGAAGCTTAAGACCTGCTACAACTCCACTAACTGAAGGTGTATTGCCAACAGAAAGTTCAATTGTTAGAGANAAAGTTGATTATACTGTTGCTCAGTATGGTTCTTTCATTACTTATACAGATGCATTCGATCAATTCGATGTAGATTCTGTTAAAGGACAATTTGTAGATATTCTTGCAGACCAAGCTGCTCTTACTGCAGATGTTGTAGTTAGAGATGTTATCTCTGCTGGTTCAAGAGTTATCTATGCTGGTGCTGCTACAACAAGAGCTACTGTTATTAGTGGAGCTACTACTATTACTGCTAATGATGTTAAGCTTGCTGTATTAAACTTGAAAAATGCTAAAGCTAAAAAATATTCAGAGATTAATAGTGGTAGTACTAAAATTGGTTCTACTCCAATCAGAGATGCTTATATTGGTATTGTTCATCCTAATGTTGTTGAAGACCTAAGAGGACTTACTGGTTGGAAGAATGCTGAAGATTATGCTTATGTAGGTTTAATGGATGGTGAAGTTGGTATGATTGGTGATGTTAGATTTGTTGAAAATACAAATGCTAAACAAATCACTGGTGGTGCTAAAGTAGTTTACATTACTCTTATTATCGGTAAAGATGCTTATACATCTGTATCTGTTAGAGGTAAAGGTGGAACTGAAATGATTTATAAACCACTTAATGCTGGTGGTGTAGAGAATGCTCTAAATCAAAAAGGTTCTATTGGTTGGAAAATGTATGCTGGTGCTAAAATTCTTAATGAATTATTCATGGTAAGACTTGAATCTACTGCTACAAATGATGTTGCTGATTTAATCAGATATGATGACAATACTGCTACAGTAAACGATACTGCTACTATAGAATAGTCATACAGAGTCCTCTTCGGAGGATTCTAGTATGCCTAGAGCATAAAATAAACTAAAGGAATGTTGTAATGACACTTGAAAAATTAAATGAGTTATCATTGATAGAATTAAAACTATCAGCAAAAGAAATTGGTATTAGAGGATATTCTAATGTAAAATCTAAGGATAAGCTAATAGCTTCTATTCTTAGTCATTGTGAAGAATTTGGATTGGAAGAAATTCCTGACTTAGCAGTAACAGAAGAATATGAACCTGTAACTATAAGTAATAGACCTATTCCTATGGCTATTAAAAGATTAAAGATTTCCCTAGAAAGAAAGTAATTATAGAAAGCAGAGACCCTGAAGTAGCAGATTATCCATTTAGTGTAAATGAATATTCTTGTTATGTTCAAATGGGTAAACCAGTATTATTACCTGAACCAGTAATAAAGTTTATTGAAACTATTACTGATGTTTACTATAGAAAAGATTTAGATACTGGATTTCAAAGACATGAAGAACTAAACAAGTTCTTCGTTAGATATATTTAACGATATGCTATATCCTTTTGGATATGGTAACATTATATAAAAAAGGATATAAACATGGCAAATGAAACTAGACCCTCTTATTTTGGTCAAACCCCTTTACAGAAGAGCAAGTCAGATTACCCAAGACTTCCATCTTCTATGTATGAACTATATAACCCACTTGTACATAGTCAGACTCAAAAAGATCTATTAAAAAAGAATCAAGCATTTATTAAAAATAAATCTTCTAAACCTACTAATATTCTCAAACCTCCTATTATTACTGATATTGATGACTTTAGCAATGTAGATAACAGACGCTATGATACTGCAACTCCTGTTAATACAA